CCTTCCAGTACAGGCCAGAAAGAGCCATCATCAAGCCCGAGATCGCGGCGTTCGGTTGCCAGCATGATGAGATCGGCATATTTCACGGGCGTACTCATAACCGGGGGTAACCCGTATTTCTCACGGATTACGGCGTCTATTTTTTCTTCCATCTGTTTATAGTCAGGAAGAAGGCGTTTCAGTGGAGCGGGGATGTCCTGGCAATACACTTCTGTTGCATCATGCATTAACGCTTCAAAAGCAAATTCCTGCGGTACCAGTTGGCTGCAAAGAACCGCATGTTGGGCGACGCTGTAGAAGTGTGAAAGATGTCCTGCAAAGCGACAGATATTTGAAAGGGAAAACGCGATATCGTTAATAACGATATCGTCTTTATTTATCCTGTCATAATAAAAATGCTTCCCAGAAAAAGTTTTAATAAATGACATTTTGTTCTCCACGTTATTTGCGCTGCACCGCACTGAATTCTGGTAAAAGGAAGCCCTCACCATCCGGCGATTATTGAGTTAATTACGTTTCCATAAATGCCCCCGCAGGGGCATTTGCAGTAATGAAATCAGGCGGTGAAAGTACCAATAAAGGTTTCTACTTTGCTGTCTTTGAATTTCTCAACAAGCAGATCGCGAAATTCGTTAGCCATTTCTTCCTGCACCGCCTCCAGCTGAATAATGCGCAGAACAAGTACAGGACGATCGCCAGTGATAATGCTGAGGCGTAATTTAAAAGAACGTTCTTTCAGACCTTCAAACGGAACGCATTTAAATTCAAATGCCACTGGCATAATGTCTTTGGTCTTCGCTTCGACAGACTCCATCAGGGAGCGTTTGCCGCTGAAGTCATTGTCTTCAAAATCAGCAGTCTGGTTCGCTTCAATTGTGATTTTACGGATCGCCGCAGCCGCTTTGGTTGCCTGAATGGCGTCACCATTAGCATCAAAGCCCACAAGGTTGTCGGCCCAGTCTTCAATCCATTCTGCCAGTGATTTCTGGGAGTTACGCTCGCCGTGAACAGACAACAGAGCAGAGAACGGTGCTGTCTTTTTCAGTTTGAGAGTGGCGGTGTTATCTGCGTGGCCTGGTTCATCAATAGTACCCAGGTTAAGCACACTGACGGCACGCATATTATCAGCATCGATAAAGCAGCGGGTGCCTTCATCTGCAAGATCTTTAGAATAACGGGTAAAGTCATCAATGCTGGCAGTGGAAAGCGCACCACGGAAACGGAAGCGATTTAAATTAAATTTTTCCAGGTCATGAATGCGGAAATTCTCAGGCAATGCCACAGCATCGGCACCAATCTTACTGATAATTTCATTAACACCCTGAGCAGAAATAAGGGCATGGATTTGATTAATTGCGGTTGCGTCTAAGTTCTGAGACATAATAAGTCCTCACTATATAAAGATATTCAGTGATGAGATAAATAATCAGTTAATTAAAAACGATATTAACGACCTGCTGCGCGGAGTTTTCCGTCAGGTTCACCGGCAAGAGTCAGTAACTGTCCCTGGTCTTCCTGCAGAATAGTCAGGCGACCACCGCGATTGACATACATCGGCGTTTCGGTGGTGTCTTCTTCGGAAATTTTCCCGCGGTTAGTCGGGCGAACATATGAGAGTTTGTGTTTGATTTTCACACGGTTCTCATCAAATGGTTCGATTTCCAGGTTGAGTGAGACCTTACCTTTGGTTTTCGTGTTCATCACACCGGAAGCGACTTCACTGAGAACTGCGCCGATTTTGGTTTCAAATACGCCGCCGTCCAGCTCCCCGATAAATGCCTGCACATCAGTACTGCGTTCGCTAGCCATTTTGCTGCTCCTCATCATATCGACCCTGCAAGGTCGGTTAGTTTCTCCACAAAACAGAGAAGAACACCTGCGGTGGCAGCCGCCCGGATGGATTGGGTTATGAGCCCGTCGTCCGGTGATGCTCTTCTCTGTTTTGTAAAAAGGACGGTACCAGCCGGAAGCAAGGGTACAAACTGGTACCGCCAGGACTACACACAGCATAAAGTTGTGGTGCCGGGTGCCTCCCGGTGCCTGGCGAAGGTTGCACACCAGACGGGTGGGTATCCACAGAAGGTCGACTGTCAGCCTCAACCTTAACCCGCGTGCGCTGAGCCGCATTCACCACAACGCTAAGGATTCTCTCTGGTTGAAAATACTTAGCTGTTATGTGCCTGTCTTTTCACCACTTCAGGCTCGGTGGTATCCTTTTAAGCCCGTATACATAAAAGGAAAATCAAATGACTTTTGATGAAAAAGAACTTGATAATGCAATTAATAAAATCATCGTAACGTCGCTCTTTTCCTGTCTCAGCGACACTCAGCAGAAACAGTTCTACGAATCGGCTTTCAACATGATCGAGCGTTGTTGTTTCTGCGATGCCGACTAGTTACCTGAAAAAATCAGGAAACAGTTGGCTGATGCTCTTCGAGTGCGACTTTCTGACCAATTTTCTGAAATGTGCTCTCCGAATTTGGACAAATAGAAAAAGGCCATTTCCATTCAGGGTCTGATGGAAATACTTCAGCCTGTTCCAAAGCACGGCGTAAAGAGAACACAACTCCAGCCATAATCTGATGTTTCCCATTGGCCCAGCTATCGCCGCTCTGATCTACATGGGCGGCTATGTCGTATGACCAAACGACTTCACCACTATTGTTTAAAATCTGGACTTTCATTTCATACACCTGCTTTAACATGAGTGCCTAGTGGCACAACATGACTCAACGAATCATCCTGGACTTCATATGCCCCAGGCGGCTACTTCGTGGGCGTCCTGCCTGTTCGTTATTTTTGATATAAAATCTAACTTAACTTAGTTATTATGGCAAGAGAAAACACCAAACTTTTCTTAGTTCGGTGCCTTAGTTAGAGAAGAGAGGTCTTAGAGTTCGTATTGAACTCCTTTGACTACACCAATGATAAGGCAATTACCATTGATAGGGATGTTGGGATACCGAGGATTTAATGGCACTAAAAACTTTTGAGGGCCATCGATGACTAATTTTTTTACTGTAGCTTCGTTTGTTCCATCAAGTCGAGCGATGACTATTTTTCCATGACGAGGTTCTGCATCTGGATCTACAATCACTGTTGCGCCTTCTGGTATTGTTGGGAGGCCATTAGGGTTAGTCATGGAGTCACCTTTAACCTCTAATGCAAATGAGTTATCACCAATCTTTAATGATGTATCTACCCACTTGTCCACTTCACTAAACACTTCTGCTGCCCTGCACTCAGTAAACTGCCCAGCCTGAACCCACGATATTACAGGAACTCTGCGCATGTTTGTGACGAGTTTGCCTTCAAACTCAGCACCATAAAGAATGTAATCTATTGACGTATTGAAGAACTTCGCTAATTTCGAAAGTGCCTCCCCACCAGGGGTATTGATGTCTTTCTCCCAGTACCCCACAGCAACGTCGCTTACTCCACAAAATTTACCCAATTCTTTCTGGGACGTTCCGGTAACTCTTCTCAGAGCTTTTATACGCTGACCAACCGTTTCCATAGGAGCACCATTTCTTGAATTGCTAAGTAATCTTAGTTTTTATTGACCAAAGATAGATTTGTAATTAGCATCTAATAAAACTTAGTTTGGAGGGCGTATGACAACTGACGATATCGAAAGCTACTTCGGCAGTATTGAGAAAGTTGCTGCTTTTTTCGGCATAACAACTGAAGCCGTTTATCAGTGGCGAAACCGTCCGGGCCAGTTAATTCCAAAAGGACGTGCAGCAGAAGCTGCATATAGAACTTGCGGACGGTTGCCATTTAAACCTGAGCTTTATGAAAAATCTAATGGATAAATCGATTAACAGAAACCACAGAACGATGAGGCTAACCGTGGGTAAGCATCACTGGAAAGTAGAAAAACAGCCTGAGTGGTACGTGAAAGCTGTCAGAAAAACTATCGCAGCGTTGCCGGGTGGTTACGCTGAAGCAGCTGACTGGCTGGATGTAACAGAAAACGCATTATTTAACCGCCTTCGTGCCGATGGCGATCAGATTTTCCCGCTGGGATGGGCAATGATTTTGCAACGTGCTGGTGGAACTCACTTCATTGCTGACGCTGTGGCGCAGTCTGCAAATGGCGTCTTTGTGTCTCTTCCTGACGTCGAGGATGTGGACAACGCCGATATTAACCAGCGCCTGCTGGAAGTCATTGAACAGATTGGCAGTTATTCCAGACAGATTCGTTCGGCAATCGAAGACGGTGTGGTGGAACCGCATGAGAAGACAGCAATTAACGACGAGCTGTATCTCTCAATTTCGAAGCTGCAGGAGCATGCAGCACTGGTCTACAAAATCTTTTGCATTTCAGAAAGTAATGACGCCCGCGAGTGTGCAGCTCCGGGCGCCGTGGCGTGTCGTGACTGTGGAGAAACTAACGCATGAACAGTTTAACAACACACTACCGTCGCTCGCAACTGATTGCGCTTCCTGTACCGGGTGGAAAAGCGAAGGTGGAGTATTGCTATGCAGTTAATGTACCAGGTGACAGGGAAATTGTAACCCACAGCTTTGCTGAGTGGGCTGTGGGTGATTTCAACCGGCAGAAGGAGACAGTCCTTTGCGACAAGTTAACCGCTGGTTCAAAGATCACTACGGAGTGCCCGTCAGAGTCATTCGTTGGGAGCCGGAAACACAACGAGTTATCTACCTCCGCGAAGGCTATGAGCATGAGTGCTTCAGCCCGCTCGAACAGTTTCGTCGTAAATTCAGGGAAATAGAGGTCGGTCATGAGCACTAAATTAACCGGCTATGTATGGGATGGTTGCGCTGCATCAGGCATGAAATTATCCAGCGTGGCAATTATGGCCCGCCTGGCTGATTTCAGTAATGACGAAGGTGTGTGCTGGCCATCAATTGAAACTATTGCCCGTCAGATTGGCGCGGGGATGAGTACCGTCAGGACGGCTATCGCACGGCTGGAAGCAGAAGGCTGGTTAACGCGTAAGGCGCGTCGCCAGGGTAACCGCAATGCGTCGAATGTTTATCAGCTTAACGTTGCGAAGCTTCAGGCAGCGGCATTTTCTCAACTGTCAGATTCTGACCCGTCAAAATCTGACGCATCAAAATCTGACCCGTCAAAATTTGATGCGTCGAAATCTGGCAAAAAAGCGGGTTTTCACCCGTCAGAATCTGGCGGGGATCCGTCAGTAAAATCAAAACATGATCCGTCAGATAAAAAACCTTCTCGTCCGGACGCTTCGCAACCGGACACGCAGACGGATGAACAGGATTTTTTAACTCGCCATCCTGATGCGGTTGTATTCAGCCCTAAAAAGCGCCAGTGGGGAACGCAGGATGATTTGACCTGCGCACAGTGGCTCTGGAAAAAAATCATCGCCCTGTACGAGCAAGCCGCCGAATGTGACGGCGAGGTGGTTCGTCCCAAAGAACCGAACTGGACAGCCTGGGCAAACGAAATTCGCCTGATGTGTGTGCAGGATGGTCGTACTCACAAACAAATCTGCGAGATGTACAGCCGCGTCAGCCGCGATCCGTTCTGGTGCCGTAACGTGCTCAGCCCGTCGAAGTTGCGGGAAAAATGGGATGAGCTTTCCCTGCGCTTATCGCCGTCCGTCAGCACGCACACAGAAAAACGCGAAGACCCGTACTTCAAAGCCAGTTACGACAATGTGGACTACAGCCAGATCCCGGCGGGATTCAGGGGGTGATCATGAGTCTTTTGAATGACGTTCAGAAATTCATTGAAGCCCATCCGGGCTGTTCTTCCGGAGACATTGCGGATGCTTTTGCAGGTTACTCACGGCAGCGCGTTCTGCAGTCAGCAAGCAAGTTACGTCAGAGTGGGCGTGTGGCTCACCGTTGTGAAGGAGATACACGCAGACATTTCCCGCGCCTGACTGAGAGAGCGCAGGAGCCGGAACCACAACCAGTTCGTGAAACCAGACCTGTGCGCAATTTCTATGTCGGCACTAACGATCCCCGGGTGATTTTGTGCCTGACCCGCCAGGCTGAAGAACTGGAGTCCAGGGGCTTATACCGTCGTGCTGCAACGGTGTGGATGGCGGCATTCCGTGAAAGCCACTCCCAGCCAGAACGAAACAATTTTCTGGCGCGTCGTGAGCAGTGCTTACAGAAAAGCAGCAAGCGCGCTGCATCGGGTGAAGAGTGGTATCTGTCAGGGAATTACGTGGGGGCGTAATGACGACGTTAACTCAATGCCAGCATCAGGTGCTGGATATGCTGATTTCTTACCAGAAAGAGCGTGGCTTTCCGCCAACCAATCAGGAGGTGGCAACCATGCTGGGATACCGTTCAGTGAATGCAGCGGTAGAGCATCTTCGTGCACTGGAGAAAAAAGGCGTCATCACGATAAAGCGTGGCGTGGCCCGGGGGATCACGCTTCATACCACAGTGAAGGACGACGACAGCGAGGCAGCCGGGATTATCCGCGCACTGCTTGCCGGTGAGGAAAACGCCAGACTGCGTGCAGCCCACTGGTTACATGAGAGGGGCCTGAAAGTATGAAGCTGATCCTGCCTTTCCCGCCCAGCGTGAACACGTACTGGCGACACCCCAACAAAGGGGCGTTTGCTGGTAAGAGTCTGATAAGCGCAGCGGGGCGCAAATTCCAGAGCGCGGCATGCGCAGCAATAGTTGAGCAGTTACGTCGTCTGCCGAAACCAACGTCGGCACCTGCTTCAGTGGAGATCGTGTTGTTTCCTCCGGATAACCGGATCCGCGATCTGGACAACTATAACAAGGCGCTGTTTGACGCCCTGACCCACGCGGGTGTGTGGGAAGACGACAGACAGGTGAAAAGAATGCTGGTGGAGTGGGGACCGGTTATCCCGGAAGGGAAGGTCGAGATCACTATCAGTAAGTATGAGAAACCGGCGGGTGCAGCCGCCTGATTAAGAGGAGAAACGAAGTATGAATAATCTGATGGTTATTGATGGTATTGAAGTTCGTCGTGATGCTTATGGGCGTTACAGCCTGAACGATCTGCACAGGGCTGCCGGTTCTCTGGATAAGCATAAGCCTGCATTCTGGCTCCGTAATGAGCAAACTGAACGTTTAATAAGCGAGTTGCAGATTTGCAACTCGGTCAATATAGAGCCAGTTAACGTTATTCGTGGCGGAAATAACCAGGGGACGTATGTCTGCAAAGAACTGGTGTATGCCTATGCAATGTGGATCAGCCCGTCATTCCATCTGAAGGTGATCCGTACTTTCGATATGGTAACCAGCACACCGGAAAAATTATCCGGGCAGGCTGCTGACAAGATGCAGGCTGGCGTGATCCTGCTGGACTTTATGCGCCGGGAGTTAAACCTGTCTAACTCTTCAGTGCTTGGTGCCTGTCAGAAACTCCAGGAGGCTGTTGGCTTACCGAATCTGGCTCCGCGCTATGCCATTGATGCTCCTGCTGACGCGCCTGATGGCTCAAGCCGCCCCACGCTGTCACTGAGTGCACTGCTGAAGCAGTATGGTATCTGCCTGACAGCTAATCAGGCATATCACCAGATGGCGAAGCTGGGGATCGTTGAACAACGCGAACGATACAGCCGTACCGCGATTAACAACATCAAAAAATTCTGGTCGCTGACGGCGAAAGGCTGCATGTTCGGCAAGAACATCACCAGTCCTGCAAATCCGCGCGAGACGCAGCCGCATTTCTTCGAATCCCGATTCCCTGAGCTGTTAAAGCTGCTCGATACCGTTCATTGAGGTGACCGTGAGAGCACTACTGACCCCTGAAATTGCCCCGCGTATGGGGATCGTATTGTTCAGACCAGGTTCAGAGCTGATGCCCCTGTTTATGCAGGGGCGTGTCCTGCTGGAGCCTGAGCCGGAACGTTATTCATCTTTCGCCAGTGGTGCCGTTCCGGCGGCATCACAACCGCTGGCGGATGATCCTGCCGTTCAGGCCGTGTTCCGCAATGAGGCAGTGATCCGTCGTGCTGGTGGCGTGGAATGTCTTGAAAGCTGGTTACTTCGTGAAAAAGGCTGCCAGTGGCCTCATTCCGACTGGCACAGCGAGAACATGACCACAATGCGACACGCTCCGGGCGCAATCCGTCTGTGCTGGCACTGCGATAACCAGCTGCGCGATCAGTTCACGGAACGGCTGGAATCAATGGCAACGGATAACTGTGCCCGCTGGGTGTTGTCTGTTGTGCGTCGGGATCTCGGTTTTGATGACAGTCACGTTGTGACAATGCCGGAACTGTGCTGGTGGCTGATTCGTAATGACCTGGCGGATGCCTTACCGGAAAGTGCAGCCCGTAAGGCACTTAGATTACCGAAGCCTGTTGTGCCGTCTGTCACCCGGGAAAGTGACCTTGTGCCTTCGGTTCCTGCCACCAGCATCATCCAGGATAAGGCGAAAAAGGTGCTGGCGCTGAAAGTGGATCCGGAGTCGCCGGAGTCTTTTATGTTACGCCCAAAACGTCGCCGCTGGGTTAATGAAAAGTACACGCGCTGGGTTAAGACACAGCCGTGTGCATGTTGTGGAAAGCCTGCTGATGATCCCCACCACTTGATAGGCCACGGTCAGGGGGGAATGGGTACAAAAGCGCATGACCTCTTTGTGTTGCCTTTGTGCAGAAAGCATCACGACGAGCTGCATGCGGATACCGTGGCATTTGAAGAGAAGTATGGCTCCCAGCTGGAGCTGATATTTCGTTTTATCGATCGTGCGCTGGCAATAGGCGTACTGGCGTAAGTGGAGAATGAGCATGAACCTTGAAGCCTTACCAAAATATTACTCCCCAAAATCTCCAAAATTGAGCGATGACGCACCGGCGACAGGCTCTGGTGGTTTAACGATTACGGATGTGATGGCTGCGCAGGGGATGGTGCAGTCGAAAGCACCACTGGGTTTTGCCTTATTCCTGGCAAAAGTTGGTGTTCAGGATCCTCAGTTTGCGATTGAAGGTCTGCTCAATTACGCGATGGCACTGGATAACCCGACATTGAATAAATTGAGTGAAGAAACCCGGTTACAGATCATCCCTTACCTTGTGAATTTTGCCTTTGCTGATTATTCCAGGTCTGCGGCAAGTAAGGCTCGCTGTGAGCATTGTGCTGGTACTGGATTTCATAATGTATTGCGCGAAGTGGTGAAACACTCCAGAAGCGGTGAATCTGTTATCAAGGAGGAGTGGGTGAAGGAACTATGTCAGCATTGTCATGGTAAGGGAGAAGTCAGCACAGCGTGCAGAGGGTGTAAGGGTAAAGGTATTGTCCTGGATGAAAAAAGGACCCGGCTTCATGGCACGCCTGTTTATAAGATTTGTGGGCGTTGCAATGGAAACCGGTTTAGCCGTTTACCAACCACACTGGCGCGGCATCATGTCCAGAAGCTGGTACCAGACCTGACGGATTATCAGTGGTACAAAGGATATGCAGATGTCATTGATAAACTGGTTACAAAGTGCTGGCAGGAAGAAGCATATGCAGAGACACAATTGAGAAAGGTGACAAGATAAATGATTTTCGACGAAGATGGCGACATGATACTTGCATTTTTCAAAAAATCTGGTTAGGATTCTCCTAACGATGGGCTTTATATGTCTGCCGTTAACGAAATCATAACAAACCTCGCTTCGGCGGGGTTTTTGCTTTTCTGGAGGTCAATAATGCAGGGCGAAAAGCAGCAGCCATATTTTTTTAACCCTGGTATGACTGTTGAACAGCTTGAAGACTGGCTGGAGCAGCAAAAGCTTCATCTAAGCCGCTATAACCGTCTGGTAAAAGAAAAAGCAGAGCTTGAAGAACGGCTCAGTGATATTTCTGTGGAAATTGAACGAATGTCTGCTGGTGGTTTTAACGGAAAGTTGAGTTTCCCCTGGGAGTCAAGTTCGCTTCTGAGAAATCATCAACAGGGTAGTGTTTGACTGAAATAATAAACAGACTGTCATTAAGATCCCTTCCCCTCATATCTGAGAGGACCAACAGCAATTAAGAGGGGGCTAAATGTCCGATCCGATTTCCGGTACTGGGCTGGCTGGTGGTGCCCTGACGGGTGCCAGTGTTTATGGACTGCTGACCGGAACTGATTACGGCGTTGTATTTGGCGCATTTGCAGGGGCTGTATTCTACATAGCAACAGCAGCAGATCTGAGTGCATCGCGCCGACTGGCATATTTTATCGTGTCATATATTGCCGGGATTCTTTGCTCTGGGTTGGTTGGCTCCAAGCTGGCGAACTTGACCGGATACAGTGATAAACCTCTGGATGCTATTGGTGCCGTAATCGTCTCTGCTTTAGCCGTTAAAATCCTGACGTTCCTGAATAATCAGGATATCGGCTCGCTGGTGGCGCTCATAACGCGCCGGGGAGGTTCAGGTGGAGCTAAATGACCCGACAGCAACTATAAATGCGCTGTTATGTGCTTGTGTTGTTATTACTCTGATGTTTTATCGTCGTGGTGATTCGCGGCATCGTCCTTGGGTTTCACGTTTAGCCTGGCTGATTACTGTTACATACAGTGCTGTTCCGTTGGCCTATCTCTGTGGGATTTATCCCCATTCCTCATGGCCCATTATCGTGGCGAACACTATTTTTCTTTCCGTGCTGGTGGCCGTCAGAGGCAACGTTGCACGTCTGGTTGATCATCTGAGGCACTAATGAACCAACAATTATTTCAAAAGGCGGCTGGTATTAGCGCCGGGCTGGCTGCGCGCTGGTTTCCGCACATTGATGCTGCAATGAAAGAGTTTGGAATCACAGCAGTTAACGATCAGGCCATGTTCATTGCACAAGTTGGGCATGAATCTGCTGGTTTTACCTCGCTGGTAGAGAATTTTAACTACTCGGTTGAAGGGCTGAAGAAAACCTTTGGTAAGCGCCTGACGCCGTATCAGTGCGAAATGCTGGGGCGTGTCGATGGTAAACAGGTCGCTCACCAGCCACAAATAGCCAATCTGGTTTATGGTGACCGCATGGGGAATAACAGTCAGGGTGATGGCTGGAAATATCGCGGTCGTGGCCTGCTGCAAATCACTGGTCGTGAGAACTACACCAAATGCGGTACAGCGCTGAACCTTGATCTGATCAGTACGCCAGAACTTTTGACGCAAGAGCGACATGCGGCCCGTTCGGCGGCATGGTACTTCACGTTACGTGGTTGCCTTCTATATTCGGGGGATGTTGAGCGCGTCACGCAGATTATTAACGGCGGGCAGAACGGCATTAAAGACCGCCGTGAACGTTACGCCAAAGCAAAAACCGCACTGGTATGAGGTCGCAATGGGACTTGAAATGATTATCGGCCTGGCTGTTGCTGTGCTGGCTGCAATTGCAGGTGCTTTTGGTCTGGGTAAATCACGCGGTACAAGCATCGCAGAAACACAAGCGAACCAGCAACGCACTGAAGAACGCGCAGCAGCTACTGAAGCCGTTGCAGAACGCCGGGTAGAAACAACAAAAGGAGCCAGGGATGTACAGCAGACTGTTAACCATCTTCCTGATGACGATGTTGACCGTGAGTTGCGCGAAAAATTTACCCGCAAAACCTGAAGTAACGGACACGGCCTGTGACTGGGTAAGCATCATCTACCTTACTGAGCACGATATTGCCGTGCTGGATAAACAGACGAAGCGGGACATATTGGCGCACAACAAATCAGTGCAGGCTAACTGCATGAAGGATCCAGGTCGTGAACGTAGAGAACCTAAGTAACGCGCATTACATCTATAACGAGATGAAAGAGCTACAGCGACAGAAAACCATACTGGAAAGTGGTGCTGGGCTTGGTGTGACAATCCAGTCTACCTATCAAGACGATGCCTTTCTTGAGGCCATACGCCCGCATGCTGTTGCTGAGCTTGATCACCGCATAGAGAAAAAGAAAGCTGTGCTGGTTGATTTGGGTATCTCCTTCTCCTAATGAATTAGGAGCTACAGCAGGTTTTAATTATGTGCTTATGATATTCTTCCCTAGTTAATTAACTGGGGGAGTAAATGCAAATGCTTGAATTTGTTGAGTCAGTAAGAAAATCTTTATTAGATGAAAATTATGAGGCTGCATTGTTTATTGCCTTATCTCTTCCTGATATATGTGGGAAACTTGAAACTCCTGAAGAGCGGAACGGGCCAAGAGCAAAAAGATGGTTTAAGGATAACCTTAAGGATAAATATTTTGCAGATAATCTTTATGAGACGTTTTTGGCTAACTTTCCCGAGCAATTAGATAAAATGCCTCAATACTTAATCGATGATTTAAAAACAAAAAAACCATTGGTAAGCTTTGACCATGAAAGCTACTGGGCTTTAAGAAATGCATTTTTGCATGAGGCATCTGATAGTACTAAGTTACAAAAAATTCAACTTACGCACTCTTCTGCGCACATGAATATGTTTAACGGTGTGCTTCAGTTAAGTGTTATTAATTTATCTAATGATATCTGCGATGCGGTAGTTAAGTGGGTTGAGCGGATGAAGGATAATAATGATGTATGCCAGAGGATAAATTCGAGGGCAAAAATCAAAAATGAAATGTTGGGTGGCGCTATTCGATTTGGGTAGTCTTACAAATTATCAAATCATTCCTACATGTTATCTCTAAATTTTAGAGTTACATAAGAATAAAAAAACACCAGCTTTGGCTGGTGTTTTTGCGGAGCATGTATGCCAACTTTAATACCCCGCGCATGTCGCAAACGTGGTTGTCCTGGCACGACTACGGACCGTTCAGGCTACTGTGAGCAGCATCGCAATGAGGGCTGGCAGCAGCATCAGCAGGGTAAGAGTCGCCATGAGCGTGGCTACGGCAGCAAGTGGGATATCAAACGCGCCCGCATCCTGAAGCGTGATAATCATCTGTGTCAGAACTGCCTGCGTACTGGACGTGCTGTCGCAGCCACAACCGTTGACCACATCAAGGCGAAGGCCCACGGCGGTACTGATGAAGACAGCAACCTTGAGAGCCTGTGCTGGTCGTGTCACGCAGCGAAGACCGCGCGCGAGCGGCTCAAGTGAGAATTAATGTCATCATCAGCCTGGGGAGGGGGAGGTCAAATCTCTGCGACCGCGCGCCTTCCGGACCGCCCGCCCCATCGTTTTTTTATACCCGCGAAAAATGAAATTTAACCAGGAGTGCCGCATATGGCTGGAACGGCGGGGCGTTCCGGGCGTCGCCCCAAGCCAACGGCGCGCAAGGCGCTGGCCGGAAATCCCGGCAAGCGAGCCCTGAACAAAGATGAACCTGTTTTTACGCCCATCAAAGGTGTTGAGCCACCGGAGTGGTTCGCTGAAGAAGATCTCCCTCTCGCCACGATCATGTGGCAACTGACAACCAAAGAACTCTGCGGTCAGGGCCTGCTGTGCGTGACTGACCTCGCGGTGCTTGAGCGGTGGTGCGTGGCCTACGAGTTCTGGCGACGTGCCGTGAAAAATATTGCCAGACAGGGCAACACCATCACCGGTGCAATGGGCGGTATGGTCAAAAATCCTGAGCTGACCGCCAAAAAAGAACAGGAGTCCGAGATGAGCAGTACGGGGGCAATGCTCGGACTCGACCCCAGCAGCCGCCAGCGTCTGATTGGCCTGGCGGGGCAGAAGAAAGCCACTAACCCGTTTCTGAAAATTATCGAATCATGAGCCGGAAATCTTACCCCAACGTAAATGCTGCCAATCAGTATGCCCGGGATGTCGTGCGCGGAAAGATTGTGGCCTGCCAGTTTGTGATTCAGGCCTGCCAGCGCCATCTTGATGACCTGATGGCGGAAAAAAGTAAGTCGTTTCGTTACCGCTTCGACAAGGATCTGGCTGAACGGGCCGCCAAATTTATTCAGCTGTTGCCGCACACCAAGGGTGAGTGGGCATTTAAACGGATGCCCATCACGCTGGAGCCGTGGCAGCTCTTTGTGATCTGCTGCGCGTTTGGCTGGGTCAATAAAGGCTCCCGGCTGCGCCGCTTCCGGGAGGTGTATACCGAAATCCCCCGTAAGAACGGCAAATCGGCAATCTCTGCCGGTGTTGCCCTGTATTGTTTTGCCTGTGATAACGAGTTTGGCGCGGAAGTGTATTCCGGTGCCACGACAGAGAAACAGGCGTGGGAAGTCTTTCGCCCGGCGCGACTGATGTGTAAACGCACACCCATGCTGACGGAAGCGTTCGGGATTGAGGTTAACGCCTCAAACATGAACCGTCCGGAGGATGGGGCGCGGTTTGAACCGCTGATTGGTAACCCCGGTGATGGTTCATCACCCCACTGTGCGGTGGTGGATGAATATCACGAGCACGCCACAGATGCGCTTTACACCACGATGCTTACCGGGATGGGGGCGCGACGTCAGCCACTGATGTGGGCCATTACCACCGCCGGGTACAACATTGAGGGGCCGTGCTACGACAAACGGCGGGAAGTCATCGAGATGCTCAACGGCTCGGTGCCCAACGATGAACTGTTCGGGATCATCTATACCGTTGACGAAGGCGACGACTGGACCGACCCGCAGGTACTTGAAAAAGCTAACCCGAATATCGGTGTGTCGGTTTATCGCGAGTTTTTGTTAAGCCAGCAGCAACGTGCGAAAAATAACGCCCGTCTGGCAAACGTCTTTAAAACAAAACACCTCAATATCTGGGTGTCGGCGCGTTCGGCGTATTTCAACCTGGTGAGCTGGCAGAGCTGCGAGGATAAATCACTGACTCTTGAGCAGTTCGAGGGGCAGCCGTGCATTCTGGCCTTTGACCTGGCGCGTAAGCTGGATATGAACAGCATGGCGCGACTTTATACCCGCGAGATTGACGGTAAAACGCATTACTACAGTGTGGCCCCGCGTTTCTGGGTACCGTATGACACGGTGTACAGCGTCGAGAAAAATGAAGATCGCCGGACAGCCGAACGCTTTCAGAAATGGGTGGAAATGGGCGTCCTGACCGTTACCGATGGTGCAGAGGTGGATTATCGCTACATCCTCGAAGAGGCCAAAGCGGCGAACAAAATCAGCCCGGTCAGCGAGTCACCCATCGACCCCTTCGGGGCGACCGGGCTGTCACATGACCTTGCTGATGAAGACCTGAACCCCATCACCATCATTCAGAACTACACCAACATGTCCGATCCGATGAAAGAGCTGGAAGCGGCAATTGAATCGGGGCGCTTTCATCATGATGGCAATCCCATCATGACCTGGTGTATCGGCAACGTGGTCGGCAAAACTATTCCGGGTAACGATGATGTGGTGAAGCCCGTCAAAGAGCAGGCGGAAAACAAAATTGACGGTGCAGTTGCGCTGATTATGGCGGTTGGCAGAGCCATGCTGTATGAGAAAGAAGACACGCTGTCTGACCACATTGAGTCCTACGGGATCCGCTCGCTTTAACTGAGGTAATTATGATCATGCTGATTCTCGCGCCTCTGGTGGGCGTGCTGGGGGCGCTTTTGCTGGCGTATGGTGCCTGGCTGATTTATCCCCCGGCGGGGTTTGTTGTTGCCGGGGCGTTGTGTCTGTTCTGGTCGTGGCTGGTGGCGCGATATCTCGACCGTACACAGCTGTCTGTCGGCGGAGGTAAATAGTGTTCTTTTCGGGATTATTTCAACGAAAAAGTGACGCGCCGGTGACCACCCCAGCAGAGCTGGCGGATGCTATAGGGCTGTCATATGACACCTATACCGGAAAGCAGATCAGCAGCCAGCGGGCCATGCGACTGACGGCGGTTTTTTCCTGCGTCAGGGTGCTGGCAGAGTCGGTCGGGATGTTGCCCTGCAATCTGTATCACCTGAACGGCAGCCTGAAACAGAGAGCCACCGGCGAACGTCTGCATAAGCTGATCTCCACGCATCCCAATAGCTATATGACGCCGCAGGAGTTCTGGGAGCTGGTGGTCACCTGTCTGTGCCTGCGGGGAAACTTTTACGCCTACAAAGTGAAAGCATTTGGCGAAGTGGCTGAACTGCTGCCCGTCGATCCTGGCTGTGTGGTACCGAAGCTTAACAGTAGCTGGGAGCCGGTCTATCAGGTCACATTCCCGGACGGCTCCACGGATGTGCTGACCCAGGAGGATATCTGGCATGTGCGCACGCTGACGCTGGACGGTCTGGTGGGGCTGAATCCCATCGCCTATGCCCGCGAGGCAATATCGCTGGCAGCTGCGACCGAAGAGCACGGGGCCAGACTGTTCAGCAATGGTGCGGTGACGTCGGGTGTGTTGCGTACAGAGCAGACGCTGTCAGATCAGGCTTACGAGCGCCTGAAGAAAGATTTTGAGGAGCGTCACACCGGGCTTGGTAATGCTCACCGCCCGATGATCCTTGAGATGGGGCTGGACTGGAAGTCGATGGCGCTGAACGCCGAGGACAGCCAGTTCCTGGAAACCCGCAAGTTTCAGCTTGAAGAAATTTGTCGTCTGTTCCGTGTGCCATTGCACATGGTGCAGAACACCGATCGCGCCACCTTCAACAATATCGAAGAGCTGGGGCTCGGATTTATCAACTATTCACTGGTGCCGTATCTGACCCGCATTGAGCAGCGGATCAACACCGGACTGGTACGAAAAAGTAAGCAGGGTGTTTATTACGCCAAATTTAACGCCGGGGCGTTACTGCGCGGGGATATGAAGTCCCGTTTTGAAGCCTACGCCACCGGGATTAACTGGGGAATTTACTCTCCCAATGACTGCCGCGACCTGGAAGATATGAATCCGCGTCCCGGTGGTGATGTCTATCTCACACCGATGAACATGACCACGAAACCCTCCGATGGCAGTAAAGCCGGTAAGCAGAAGGATAACGCCAATGCAGACGAAACAACGTCTTGATGTACCGCTGAGTCTGAAATCTGTCAGTGACTCCGGTGAGTTTGAAGGATATGGCTCCGTCTTTGGTGTAAAGGACAGTCACGATGATGTGGTGATGTCCGGGGCATTTGCTGCGTCCCTGCGGGCGTGGAGTGACAGAAAAGCGTTACCTGCGCTGCTCTGGCAGCACCGCATGGATGAGCCCATCGGTGTTTACACCGAAATGAAGGAAGACGATGTCGGGCTTTACGTCAGAGGGCGGTTGCTCATTGATGATGATCCCCTGGCAAAACGCGCACATGCACACATGAAGGCCGGTTCGTTAACCGGCCTTTCTATTGGGTACGTCCTGAAGGACTGGGAATACGACCGGACGAAAGAAGCCTTTCTGCTGAAAGAAATCGACCTCTGGGAAGTCAGTCTGGTGACGTTTCCGTCTAACGACGAGGCGCGGATCAGCGACGTCAAGAACGCACTGGCCCGCGGGGAAATCCCCGAACAGAAAAAAATCGAAAGAGTCCTGCGTGATGTCGGACTCTCCCGTACCCAGGCCAAAGCATTCATGGCCGGGGGCTATGGCGCACTGTCCCTGCGCGACGCTGAGGATGTGGGCTCTGCACTGAATGCACTGAAAAATCTGAACTTCTAATCAGGAGAAATACGATGGCGGTTGATATTAAAGATGTCGAACAGGTCGCGCAGGAGCTGCAGCAGAAGTTTGACGACTTCAAAGCAAAGAACGACAAGCGCGTGGATGCGATTGAGCAGGAAAAAGGCAAACTTGCCGGGCAGGTGGAAACCCTGAACGGGAAACTCAGCGAGCTGGAAAACCTCAAAAGCGATCTTGAAAAAGAGCTGCTTGAGCTGAAACGTCCGGCAGGTGGTGCGCAAAATAAACTGGCCACCGAGCATAAAGAAGCGTTTGTGGGCTTCCTGCGTAAAGGCCGTGAAGATGGCCTGCGCGATCTGGAGCGCAAGGCATTACAGGTGGGCACCGATGAAGACGGCGGCTATGCCGTGCCGGAAGCACTGGATCGCAACATTCTCACCCTGCTGAAAGATGAAGTGGTGATGCGCCAGGAAGCCACGGTGATCACCGTTGGTGGTTCCGACTACAAAAAACTGGTGAATCTGGGCGGCACGGCTTCCGGATGGGTTGGCGAGACTGACGCGCGCTCCCAGACTGCCACCTCAAAACTGGGCCTGATTGAACCTTTCATGGGGGAAATCTACGGTAACCCGCAGGCCACCCAGAAAATGCTGGATGATGCCTTTTTCAACGTGGAAGCATGGATCAACAGCGAGCTGGCAACCGAATTTGCCGAACAGGAAGAAATTGCCTTTACCACCGGCGATGGTACCAAGAAGCCGAAAGGGTTCCTGGCGTATGAATCCACTGATGAAACCGATAAGGTCCGGGCGTTCGGCAAACTTCAGCATATTGTATCCGGCGAAGCGACGGGGGTGACCGCAGACGCCATTATCAAACTGATTTACACGCTGCGAAAGGCACACCGCACTGGCGCGAAGTTCATGATGAACAACAACAGCCTGTTTGCCATCCGTCTGCTTAAAGACAGCGAGGGTAACTATCTGTGGCGTCCGGGGCTGGAACTGGGACAGCCGTCCTCTCTGGCGGGTTACGGTATCGCTGAAAACGAACAGATGCCGGATATCGCCGCTGATGCGAAAGCCATTGCATTTGGTAACTTCAAACGGGGTTACACCATCGTTGACCGTATCGGCACCCGCATTCTGCGTGACCCGTACACCAATAAACCGTTTGTCGGTTTTTATACCACCAAGCGCACCGGCGGGATGCTGGTCGATTCGCAGGCCATCAAACTGCTGAAGATTGCAGCGGCGTAATCACTCAGGGGCGCGGAACCGCGCCCCCTGTTCTGACGGGTGAAGAATCATGATCCTGAAACAAGATCTGAAATGGTCACCGGACGGTATGCGTGTTGAGGTCATTCAGGCCGGTGAGTATGACGACGGGGCGCTTCCTGCCCGGGTGCAGGAGATTGCACTTCAGGCCGGGTTAGCAGAGCGCGGAATCAGTGCAAAAAGCAGTAAAGCGGCAAAAGAGAAAAAAGCCACGACCAGTAAAGAGGGATGAGTATGCTTCTGACAATGGAAGAGATTAAAGCCCAACTCCGGCTGGATGAGGATTTCGATACTGATGACCGCCATCTGCAACTGCTGGCATGTGCGGCACAAAAGCGGACGGAAACGTATCTGAACCGGAAGCTCTATGCACCGGATGAAACCATTCCGGACAGCGATCCGGACGGGCTGCACCTGCCGGATGATATTCGTCTGGGGATGCTGATGCTTATCAGCCATTTTTACGAAAACCGCTCGTCGGTTACGGAAGTGGAGAAACTCGACATGCCGCAGAGTTTTGGCTGGCTTGTCGGCCCGTACAGGTACTTTCCTCAATGAAAATTCGTCAGGCGCAGACCAGCGCAACCTACATTCTGCCGGACCCCGGTGAACTGAATAAACGCGTCCTGATCCGCCTGCGGGTGGATATGCCCGCGGATAACTTTGGCGTGGAGCCTCAATACCCGGTTACGTTCCGGACATGGGCGAAGGTTATCCAGACCAGTGCCACCACCTGGCAGGAAACCGCGCAGACCGGGGACGCCATCACCCATTACATCACCATTCGTTACCGCCGGGGGATCACCGCTGATTATGAGGTGGTCTGCGGTGACAGTGTGTACCGGGTGAAACGTCAGCGCGATCTGAACGGGGCGCGGCGCTTTCTGCTGCTGGAGTGTACGGAGCTGGGCGAATGTAGGCAGAGTCACGGAGGCAACAATGACGACTTCCTTTTTACACGTTGATTTTCAGCAGCCCGCGGAGATGCGCTTTAACCGCGCCCGTGTCCGGCGGGCGTTTGTCACGATTGGTCAGCGTCATATGCGTGATGCCCGTCGGCTGGTGATGCGCCGTGCGCGGTCGGCACCGGGTGAAAACCCCGGTTATCAGACCGGACGCCTGGCTCGTTCGATTGGTTACATGGTGCCGAGAGCCAGTAAAAAGCGAGCCGGTTTTATGACACGCATTGCCCCTAACCAGCGCAACGGGAAGGGGAACCGGATGATCTCTGGTGACTTCTATCCGGCGTTTCTGTTTTTTGGTGTCCGGGGAGGAGCAAAACGTCGTCGTAGTCATCATCGTGGTGCATCCGGTGGCAGCGGCTGGCGACTGGCTCCACGTAATAACTTCATGGTGGAAACGCTTGAAAAGAACCGCAGCTGGACACGCTATTTTCTGGCGCGGGAATTGCGTAAATCACTGAAGCCGGAGCGACGACACAGATGAAACTGACGCCTGTTATTGCTGCACTGCGTGCCCGCTGTCCGTATTTTGAAAACCGGGTGGCAGGCGCGGCCCAGTTCAAAAATCTGCCGGAGGTCGGAAAGCTGAGACTCCCGGCGGCGTATGTGGTACCGGGTGATGACTCTCCGGGAGAAAACAAAAGCCAGACCGACTACTGGCAGGAGCTGAAAGAGGGCTTCTCCGTGGTTGTCATACTGAGTAACGGGCGTGATGAGCGCGGTCAGTTTGCCTCGTATGATGTGGTGGACGATGTCCGGCAGATGCTCTTTAAGGCTCTGCTGGGCTGGAACCCGGAGGCGTGCGGTAACCCGATTACCTATGACGGCGGCACGCTGCTGGATCTGAATCGTCATGAGCTGATTTATCAGTTCGATTTTTCGGTCATCAGCGAGCTGACTGAAGACGATACCCGCCAGCAGGATGATCTGAACAGTCTGGATGAACTGCAAACGCTGGCGATTGATGTTGATTATCTCGAGCCCGGTAACGGGCCTGACGGCGATATCGAACATCACACCGAAATAACCCTTCCTTCCTGAGGATCCTCATGTTTGTCAAACCTGTTAAAGGGCGGTCAGTTCCTGACCCTGCCCGCGGCGACCTTTTGCCCGCCGAAGGGCGAAATGTTGACGAGAACAACTACTGGCTGCGCCGTGAAGCAGCGGGTGATATCCGGCGCGTGAATAAAAAGGTGAATACCGATGACGATAAGCTTTAACACCATTCCGTCGAATACGCTGGTTCCGTTGTTTTATGCGGAAATGGATAACCAGGCGGCGAATACTGCACAGGACAGCGGAGCATCGCTGCTGATTGGTCATGCCAATAACGGTGCAGAGATTGTTGCCAACAGTCTGGTACTGATGCCGTCGGCAGACTATGCACGCCAGATTTGTGGTGCGGGAAGTCAGCTGGCGCGTATGGTCGAGGCTTATCGCCAGACTGACCCGTTTGGCGAGCTGTATGTGATTGCCGTTCCTGAATCCACAGGCGCGGCGGCAACGGTTACGCTGACGGTGACCGGGGCGGCAACCGAAACCGGCACGGTGAATGTGTATGTGGGACGTACCCGCGTGCAGGCACCGGTGACTAACGGCGATAACGTCACGATGATTGCCAGCAGTATCCAGGATGCCATCAATGCCGTTCCGGCCCTGCCGTTTACGGCTTCATCTTCGGCAGGCGTGGTTACACTGACCGCGCGTCATAAGGGGCTTTGCGGGAATGAAATTCCTGTCAGCCTCAATTACTACGGCTTTGGTGGGGGCGAAGTGCTGCCAGCGGGCGTACAGATTGCCGTGGCGACGGGTACCGCCGGAACGGGTGCTCCGGTTCTCACCGGCGCGGTGGCTGCAATGGCGGATGAGCCGTTTGATTATATCGGCCTGCCGTTCAACGACACGGCCTCCGTTAACACGCTGGTGACCGAGATGAACGATACCAGCGGTCGCTGGAGCTATGCGCGTCAGCTGTATGGTCATGTGTATACGGCAAAGATCGGCACGCTGTCAGAACTGGTGACCGCAGGTGACCAGTTTAACCAGCAGCACATTACCCTGGCGGGGTACGAAAAAGACACCCAGACGCCTGCCGACGAGCTGGCGGCAAGCCGTACCGCCCGCGCAGCGGTGTTTATCCGCAACGATCCGGCACGTCCCACGCAGACCGGTGAGCTGGTGGGTATGCTGCCTGCGCCGAAGGGGAAACGGTTCACGATGACCGAACAACAGACCCTGCTGTCTCATGGCGTGGCAACGGCGTATGTCGAAAGCGGGGTACTGCGCATTCAGCGTGATGTCACCACGTACAGGAAAAACGCTTACGGGGTTGCGGATAACAGCTACCTCGACAGCGAGACGCTGCATAGCAGTGCGTATGTACTGCGCAAACTGAAATCCGTCATTACCAGTAAGTACGGGCGTCACAAGCTTGCCAGCGACGGTACCCGCTTTGGTCCCGGTCAGGCGATTGTCACCCCGGCGGTGATCAAAGGGGAACTGCTGGCAACCTACCGTCAGCTTGAGCGTGCGGGGATCGTGGAAAACTACGAACTGTTTAAGCAGTACCTGGTTGTGGAGCGTGATGCCAGCGATCCGAACCGCCTGAACACGCTGTTCCCGCCTGACTATGTTAACCAGTTGCGTGTCTTTGCCGTGGTTAACCAGTTCCGTCTTCAGTATTCAGAGGAGTCTGCATAATGGCCCGTATCGGGGGAACCTGTTATTTCAAAATTGACGGTCAGCAGCTATCGCTGACCGGCGGCATTGAGGTGCCCATGAACAGGACGGTCAATGATGACATCATCGGCCTGGACGGTTCAGTGGACCGCAAGGAAACTCACCGTGCGCCTTATGTTAAAGGGACCTTCAAGGTGCCGAAGAATTTTCCGGTGAGCAAAATCACCTCGTCTGATGAGATGACCATCACTGCCGAGCTGGCGAACGGTCAGGTCTATGTACTGTCGTCTGCCTGGCTGCACGGCGAAGCGAACCATAATGCCGAAGAAGGGACGGTTGATCTTGAGTTCCACGGTGAAGAAGGGGATTACCAGTAATGAAAGAGCTTGAGTTAAAGAAACCGATTACTGCTCATGGCGAGACACTCTCCGTACTGGAGTTTGATGAGCCCACCGGGAAAGATGTCCGCGAGCTGGGGTATCCCTACCAGATGAATCAGGATGAGTCCGTCAGACTTCTGGCGCATGTGGTATCGAAATACATTGTGCGGCTGGCGAAAGTGCCGCAAAACTCTGTCGACCAGATGTCTCCGGCAGACCTGAATGCTGCGGCGTGGCTTGTGGCTGGTTTTTTCCTCCAGGCCTGACGGCTGAATACCTCACTGATCGCTTCTTTGACTGCGCCAGCTACTGGCGCATTAATCCCTTCGAATTGCTGAATATGCCGATCAGTGAAATTCCCTTGCTGGTCAGTCAGGCAAACAGGATAGAGCAGGAGAAACGCACACATGGCTGAATTTGAGCTTAAGGCGTTGATCACCGGTGTCGACAGACTTTCTCCCGCGCTGTCGAAAATGCAAAAGAAAATCCGGGGATTTAAACGCCAGGCGGAAGAAGCATCACAGGGTGGGCTGGCGCTTGGTGGCGGACTGGCAGCGGGTCTGACGCTTTCCCTGAAATCTTATGCCGATCAGGAAAACGCCGCCACCGGGCTGAAAGTCGCCATGATGGATGCGAACGGCGAGGTCGGAAAGAGCTTTCAGGACATCAATAAACTGGCTATTGGCCTGGGTAACCAGCTACCCGGTACAACGGCTGATTTCCAGAACATGATGCAGATGCTGGTGCGTCAGGGGATCCCGGCAGAAAACATTCTTGGTGGTGTGGGTAAAGCGACAGCTTATCTTGCGGTACAACTGAAAAAAACACCGGAAGCGGCTGCTGAGTTTGCTGCAAAGATGCAGGATGCTACCGGAACGGCGTCAGAAGACATGATGGGGCTGTTCGACACTATCCAGAAGGCGTTTTATCTGGGCGTTGACGATACCAACATGTTGTCCTTCTTCACTAAAACCAGTTCTGTTCTGAAGATGGTGAACAAGGACGGTCTTCAGGCTGCACAGAGCCTTGCCCCTATCAGCGTCATGATGGATCAGATGGGGATGAACGGGGAGTCGGCAGGTAATGCCCTGCGAAAAGTTATCCAGTCCGGATTAAGCGTTAAGAAAATCAGGGACGTCAATAAAGTCATGGCCCGCCAGAAACTCGGAGTGCAGCTCGATTTTACTGACGGCAAAGGGAGTTTTGGCGGTCTTGATAACATGTTCAGGCAACTGGCAAAGCTGCGAAAACTGACCGACGTTAAGCGAACAGGTGTACTTAAGGCAATATTTGGTGATGATGCCGAAACCCTTCAGGTGGTCAATGCTCTGATCGATAAAGGAAAGGATGGTTACGATCAGATCCAGCAGAAGATGAATAAACAGGCCAGCCTGAATAAACGTGTTCAGGCACAGCTTGGTACGCTGTCCAACCTGTGGGAGGCAATGACGGGGACCGCAACTAACGGTCTTGCAGCTATTGGCGGCGCATTTTCTGGTGACGCTAAAAATATCACGCAATGGCTGGGGGAGTTGGGGGAAAAATTCACGAAGTTTGCGGATGAAAATCCCCGGGTTATTCGCGGCGTCGTCGGGCTTGCTGCCGGTCTTGCGATTCTGAAACTGGGATTGATGGGCGTGGGCAGTGCCATCAGTATCGTCAGCAGGATCATGTCGATGACGCCGATTGGCATGATTGCGACGGCGATTGCCCTGGCTGCGGGATTAATTATCACTAACTGGGATGTTGTCGGACCTTATTTTAAGAAACTCTGGGAAACCATTAGTCCTTATTTTGAGGCTGGCTGGGAACTTCTGAAGAAGGTTTTTGCCTGGTCGCCGCTGGGGATGGTGATCAATAACTGGGGACCGGTTGTTAAGTGGTTTCAGCATATGTGGGATAAGCTGAAGCCGATTATTGAATGGTTTACCGACAGTTCCGGTGACACGGTCGATGCCATTAACTCGGCGCAGTGGGGCGCGGGTGCTTATGATGCTTATGGGACGGGAATACCGGCACGGGGATACACTCCTTATCCGGCGGTGGATCCGGCTCAGGCAAACAACGCCTCCGATGCCACAGGCTCGAATCCCTTCATGATTAACAAAGCTTCTGCGCCAAAAGTTGATGGTGAGATCAAGGTCTCTTTTGTGAATTCGCCTCCGGGTATGCGGGTTATGGAAACGCGATCCAGCGGTTTTGATGTCAGCCATGATGTTGGCTATACGCGCTTTGGCAGGTAATGAAAAATTAATCTGTTAATGAGTCCCACTCCGGTGGGATTTTTTATGTACGGAGTTTATATGACGTGGAAAGACAGACTTCAGGACGCGTCATTTCGCGGTGTGCCGTTTAAGGTTGAAGAAGAAAGTACGGGAACCGGTCGTCGTGTGGAAACGCACGAATACCCGAACCGCGACAAACCCTATACCGAAGACCTGGGGAAAATCACTTTCCGCCCGTCCATCACGGCTTATGTGGTGGGAGATGACTGCTTTGACCAGCGCGATCGCCTGATTGACGCGCTGAATAAACCCGGTCCCGGCACGCTTGTCCATCCGACTTACGGTGAGCTGAAAGTCTGTGTTGACGGAGAGGTTCGGGTCAGCACATCGAAGAGTGAAGGGCGTATTGTCCGCTTTGACCTGAAGTTTGTCGAAGCGGGAGAACTCTCTTACCCCACTTCAGGTGCGGCGACGGCGCAGACGCTGATGTCATCCTGTTCTGCACTGGATGACTGCATCAGTGACAGCTTCAGCGGTTTCAGTATCGATGGCGTGGCGGATTTCGTGCAGAACGACGTTATTGGTAATGCCAGCATAATGCTGGGGTATGTTTCTGATGCGATGAAAGTGGTGGATTCTGCCGTATCGGATGCCGCCAGGCTGTTGCAGGGGGATATCTCGGTACTTCTGCCGCCGCCATCGTCAGGCAAAAATTTCGTTGAGCAGGTGCAGAAAATGTGGCGTACCGGGAAACGCCTTTATGGTAACGCCAGCGATCTGGTCACCATGATCAAAACGCTTTCCGGTGTCAGCCTCGGCAGTGATCTGCAACCGCGCGGCGTCTGGAAAACGGACAGTAAAACCACCGCTACGGCGACGCAGCAGCGTAACGTGGTTGCCAGCACCCTTCGTACGACCGCAATCAGCGAAGCGGCGTATGCCGTCACCCGATTGCCTGCGCCAACAACTTCCGCGGTGATGCAGAATGCCGCAGTGGGGCAGGCAACAACAGCTGCACAGAGCACCGGCTGGCCTTCCGTCACGCATCCGGCACTGAACAATGCACCGGCGATGAAAAACACGGTTGATCTGCCGACGTGGGAAGAACTGACTGACATTCGCGACACACTGAATACGGCAATTGATAAGGAGTTGTCCCGTACAACCAGTGATGCGCTGTTTCTGGCGCTGCGCCGGGTGAAAGCAGATCTGAATGCGGATATCAACACGCGCCTTGAACAGTCTGCACGGATCATTCAGCGCACACCGGATGAGGTTTTACCCGCGCTGGTGCTGGCGGCGACCTGGTTTGATAACGCGACGCGTGACGCGGACATTATCCGGCGTAATGCCATTACGCATCCCGGCTTTGTGCCGGTGATCCCTCTGAAGGTGCCAGTGCAATGAACGATAACGTCACGCTACGGGTAAATGGCCGGGAGTGGAATGGCTGGACATCGGTGCGCATCGGTGCCGGTATTGAACGGCTGGCGCGGGATTTCAGTGTGGAGATCACCCGCCAGTGGCCGGGAGATGAGGGTATCACCACGCTTCAGCCGCGCATTAAAAACGGTTCAAAAGTGGAAGTGCTGATTGGTGATGAGCGGGTGATCACCGGCTGGGTGGAGGCGACTCCCGTTCGTTACGATGCCCGTTCGGTCAGCACCGGTATTGCCGGACGCAGTCTGACCGCTGACCTGATTGACTGTGCAGCCGAACCGACACAGTTTAACGGACGATCGCTGGTACAGATTGCGCAGGCGCTTGCTGCGCCTTTCGGCATTGAGGTGGTGAACAGCGGTGCGCCGTCGGGTGTTATTCCTGATGTCCAGCCTGATCACGGTGAAACGGTGATTGAGGTAATCAACAAAATACTCGGTCAGCAGCAGGCACTGGCTTACGACGATCCGCACGGCAGGCTGGTGATTGGCGGTATTGGCTCAACGCGGGCACATACCGCGCTGGTACTTGGGGAAAACATCCTTTCCTGCGATACGGAGAAGAGTATCCGGGAGCGGTTTTCTGTTTACCAGGTGGCGGGGCAGCGTGCCGGAAACGACGATGATTTCGGTGAGGCCACCACCACCGCGCTGCGGGCCCGCACAGAGGACGCATTTATTGCCCGTTACCGTCCGATGTATATCAGGCAGACAGGGCAGGCTACGGGGGCAGGCTGTATTGCGCGTGCTGACTTTGAAGCCCGGCAACGGGCGGCGCGGACGGATGAAACCACCTATGTGGTGCAGGGCTGGCGACAGGGTAACGGTACGCTGTGGCAACCCAACCAGCGGGTGATTGTCTTTGATCCGGTCTGTGGTTTTGACAATACCGAACTGCTTGTTTCGGAAGTCACGTTTACTCAGGACCAGAACGGCACCCTGACGGAAATCCGTGTCGGCCCGCCTGATGCTTATCTGCCTGAACCTGAAGACCCCGGCGCGCGGAAAAAGAAAAAAGCCAGAGTACAGGAGGACCCGTTCTGATGAGGACGATTGAAGCCATGCAGCGACAACTTCTCGGCCTGATTGGGCGGGCAGTGGTGAAAAGCATCAGTGCCGCCACGAAATGTCAGACCGTGGATGTGTCCCTGATTGCCGGTGAACCCAAAGCCGGGGTTGAACATCTTGAACCCTACGGTTTTACCGCAAGGGCAAACAGCGGTGCGGAAGCGGTGGTGTTGTTTCCGGATGGCGACCGTTCTCATGCGGTGGTTGTTACGGTGTCGGACCGGCGCTACCGCCTGAAAGGGCTGCATACGGGGGAGGTGGCTGTCTATGACGATCAGGGGCAGTCCGTGACGCTGACCCGGGAGGGGATCGTGGTGGACGGTGCAGGTAAAACAATCACGTTTCGCAATGCGCCTAAGGCTCGTTTTGAAATGGACCTGGAAGTGACCGGACAGGTGAAAGACCTGTGCGACTCCACCGGCACCACCATGTCAGCGATGCGGCTTGCCTATAACGGGCATCGTCACAGAGAGAACGGTCAGGGCAGTAACACCGACAAACCTGATAAAGCGATGGAGGCATGATGGAACTGTGGCTGACGGTGAACGGTAAACGCACCTGCGCCAGCGCACCGCTGGATCCGCTGACCCGCGCCGTGGTGATTTCCCTGTTTACCTGGCGGCGGGCGGAGCCTGATGACAACGCCGACGTCCCGATGGGATGGTGGGGGGATACCTGGCCTGCGGTACAGAATGACCGTTACGGCTCCCGACTGTGGCTGCTTCAGCGCAGCAAACTGACCAATCAGCTGGTGCAGACGGTAAGGGGATATATCCGCGAATGCCTGCAATGGATGATTGATGACGGCGTGGTGTCCCGTATTGATCTGGATATCCGCCGCACCGGGATTAATGAGCTGGGTAACAGTATCACCCTCTGGCGTCGTGACGGACCGGTAATGATTTCTTTTGATGATCTGTGGAGTGCGATAACGCATGGCGGACAGTGAATTTCAACGCCCGACGCTGGCAGAAAATATCAGTATGCTCCGTAACGATTTATTCGCCAGGCTGGACGTCAGCGACACGCTCCGGCGCATGGATGAAGACGTGCGGGCAAAGGTGTATGCGGCGGCGCTGCATACGGTTTACGGTTACATCGATTATCTGGCAATGAACATGCTGCCTGACCTGTGCGATGAGTCCTGGCTGGCGCGACATGCTGCGATGAAACGGTGTCCGCGCAAGGGGGCCACGTCTGCCAGCGGGTATATGCGCTGGGAAGGTGTCAGCGATGGCCTGAAGGTGACCGCCGGGAGTGTTATTCAGCGCGATGACCTGGTTCAGTACACGACAACTGACGATGCAACCAGCTCCGGTGGTGTCCTGCGCGTGCCGATCGCCTGCTCAAGTGCAGGTGCGGTCGGTAACGCTGACGACGGTACGGCATTAATCCTGGTCACGCCGGTGAATGGTCTGCCGTCTTCCGGTGTGGCTGACACCATTACAGGCGGATTTGATACTGAAGAGCTGGAAACGTGGCGCGCCCGCGTCATTGAGCGGTATTACTGGACGCCGCAGGGCGGGGCTGACGGGGACTATGTCGTTTGGGCTAAAGAAGTGCCCGGCATTACCCGCGCATGGACATACCGTCACTGGATGGGAACGGGAACTGTCGGTGTGATGATTGCCAGCAGTGACCTGATTAATCCCATTCCGGAAGAATCAACGGAAACGGCAGCAAGACAACATATCGGGCCACTGGCCCCGGTGGCAGGCTCTGATTTGTATGTATTCAGGCCGGTGGCACATACGGTGGATTTTCATATCCGCGTGACGCCGGACACACCAGAAATACGGGCTGCCATTACCGCGGAGTTGCGTTCGTTCCTGCTGCGTGATGGTTATCCGCAGGGAGAACTGAAGGTATCGCGTATCAGTGAGGCGATTTCCGGTGCGAACGGGGAATACAGCCATCAGTTGCTTGCACCGGTGGACAATATCTCCATTGCGAAAAACGAACTGGCGGTACTGGGGACGATTTCATGGACGTGACAAACGATGATTACATCCGCCTGTTATCGGCACTGTTGCCGCCCGGTCCGGCGTGGTCAGCCAGCGATCCGGCGATTGCCGGTGCGGCACCGTCATTAACCCGTGTTCATCAGCGTGCGGATGCCCTGATGCGGGAGCTGGATCCGCGCACCACCACTGAACTGATAAACCGCTGGGAGCGTCTGTGCGGTCTGCCGGATGAATGTATTCCCGCAGGGACACAGACCCTTCGTCAGCGTCAGCAACGGCTGGATGCGAAGGTTAACCTGGCGGGCAGCATCAACGAGAATTTTTATCTTGCACAGCTTGCTGCCCTGGGCAGACCAGATGCCAACATCACGCGATACGACAAAAGCACGTTCACCTGCTCATCGGTCTGTACTGACGCGGTGAATGCGCCGGAATGGCGGTATTACTGGCAGGTCAACATGCCAGCCGCCACAAACACCACCTGGATGACATGTGGCGATCCCTGTGATTCCGCGCTGCGTATCTGGGGCGACACCGTTGTCGAATGTGTGCTTAACAAACTCTGCCCGTCGCATACCTACGTAATTTTTAAATATCCGGAGTAATCCATGCATCGTATAGACACGAAAACCGCGCAGAAGGATAAGTTCGGCGCGGGTAAGAACGGTTTTACCCGTGGTAACCCCCAGACCGGCACACCTGCCACCGATCTGGATGATGACTACTTTGACATGTTGCAGGAGGAACTTTGCAGTGTTGTGGAGGCATCCGGTGCCAGCCTAGAGAAGGGGCGGCATGACCAGCTGCTTACAGCGCTTCGTGCGCTGCTGTTAAGCCGCAAGAATCCGTTTGGCGATATCAAATCGGATGGCACGGTGAAAACGGCTCTCGAAAACCTTGGTTTGGGAGAAGGTGCTCCAGCTATTGGCGTTCCGTTCTTCTGGCCGTCCGCCGCAATGCCAAATACTGTAATCGACAGTTGGTCCAGTATGGTGTTTTTGAAGTTCAACGGCGCGAAATTCTCTGCCACTGATTACCCTGTGCTGGCGAAAGTGTTTCCGGCGCTAGCATTACCTGACGCACGGGGTGATTTCATTCGTATCTGGGATGATGGGCGCGGGATTGATGTCGGACGTACCCTACTTTCAGGGCAATCACACACAATTATGGATCATGCACACAATATGGAATTGTGGACGGGGGACGGGCTTGCCGCAGGAAGTGCACGGGAAGGAGTAAACCCAGGAATACTGGCTACATACGGTGACGGGGGAATAGTTAAAACGGACGAACCCGGTCTTAAGGTGCCTTCCTCACTACGAGCTCTTAGCTCTCGTAGTGTTAAACGTTATGGTGAAATTAGTGGAAATGTAGATACAGAAACCCGTCCACGAAATATTGCATTTAACTTTCTGGTGAGGGCTAAATAATGATACCTGTTTTTGATGAAAATGGGCTGGCTACAGTGCCGGGCGATATGCGTTGTTTTTATTATAATGCAGTAACGTATGAATATACCGGCTGGGCTGATGAATATATTAATACTGGCGGAAGTATACCCGCCTGTTCCACTGGTATTGACCCGGGCGAAAACATCCCGGGAAAAGTGGCAGTATTTACGGGTAAGGGATGGAGCCATGAAGAAGACCATCGCAATGAGACCGTTTACTCAACTGAAAATGGCGCAGCTGTTACAGTGGATTATATCGGTGCCATCAAAGACGGTTATGTCACGCTTTCACCGTTAACGCCATACGATAAATGGGATGGTGAGAAATGGGTGACGGATACCGAGGCACAGCATAGCGCCGCAGTAGAAGCGGCAGAAGCACAGCGCCAGTCGCTGATTGATGCTGCAATGGCTTCCATCAGTCTGATTCAACTGAAATTACAGGCTGGGCGGAAGCTGACGCAGCCAGAAAACACCCGACTTAACGCTGTGCTGGATTACATTGACGCGGTGACGGCAACAGATACCAGCACAGCGCCGGACGTCATCTGGCCTGAACTGCCGGAGGCGTAGACCATTCAATATCTGGCGCACCGGAAGTATCGACCAGTTCCAGTGCGTCCAGATAATCCAGCCACAAATTATATTGCGCCAGTTCCTCACCTTTCAGGTAAGCGTAAACTGACCGCCGTATGTAGCCATCAGACGAGAATTGGTAACTTAGACGCCCATCTGATATAGACGGACA